ATATTAATTATATTAATTATATTAATTATATTAATTATATTATGAGAAAGAATATATAGAGAACAATATTATAATAGACTAAATAAAGAATACATATAAAAAAAGTTTTTATAAGTGAAATTGTTCTTAACATTATTAATTCTTGATAAAATTTACCAAGAGAATACAGTAGTAAACGAACCATTATTCCATATATCGTATTTTATTCCAGAAATATGTATCTTATCGCCATTGCTGTCTTCAAGAAGATATTTAGAATTTGGATTGGTAATTTCACTTAGCCATAATGCTTGAAAAGCTACTGTTCCACCCAATCCTGGACAGTTTGCTTTAAAATCATCACGGATAAAGTTGATATATTTCTCCCTCTTACCATTTTGTGCAGCATACTTAATACCATTGTGGATAGTGATAAGATATTTATCACTTAATATATTAAAGAGGTTATCTTTAACTTGTTCTTGACGTTTCTTTAAATTTTCATGATAGGCTAAATTCTTTGCCTCCTGTTGTTGTTTGCTAGTAATAGCAATGTGTTTCATTTGTTCAGCGAAAGACATAGATATAGAGATGTTTATAAGATAGGTAATGTAATTATAATATTTATTAAAATTTAAATCAATTTTATTATCAATTTTATTAATTAATATATAATATGTTATCAGAGAGAATATATAGATATACACTTTATAGAGAGCAATATTATGATAGACTAAATAGAGAATACAAATATATAGTAACAATTAATACAATACCGGAAGGTCCATTAAAAAATCATATAAAAATGATGTCAATAGAAGATATTAATAATAAAATTTTTTTAGAAAAAACATGTAAGTTAGTAATATTTAATAATGAATTATCTAATGATAACAATAATAGTAATAATATAAGTAAAAATATAAACAATTACCAGGATATATTGGAATATGAAAATTTAGCAGATCTAATAAATTATTTATTGGAAAATAGTTATACAATTGATGAAACAATACTAAATTCAATAAATGATAAAAGTTTAATGAATAAAACAAGTAAAAAAATAATATTATTTTTTAAATATAAACAAACAAGAGAATAATAATAAAAAGATAAAGATTAATTATTAATTTATAATTTTTAATAATTAATTTATAATTTTTAATAATTAATTTATAATTTTTAATATTATTTTCATACGATAAATAAGATAAAATAAAATAAGATAAAATAAGATAAAATAAGATAAAATAAGATAAAATAAAATAAAATAAAATAAAATAAAATAAAATAAAATTAAAATAAAAACATTAGTTTATAAAATAGTAACGGTGTATGGAAGAAACAAAAAAAATGATAGAAGAATATTATGAACAATTATCAGATGTAGAAAAGAAGGCATATAAAATAGCAGAAGAACAATTAAAATCATCATTTATAGTAGAATCGACAATAGGATTTAAAGAATTTGAAGGAAAAATAAAAAATGATAGATTAATGTGAATGATTATGATCACTCATAAATAGAATAATAGCAATTATAGCAAATAAAATTCCGATAGATTTTTTAAATGTAAGTTTTTCATTAAAATAGAAATAACCTATAATAAATAATATAAAAAAATGCATAAGATGCCAAATAATATTAACAATAATTAGTTGTTCAAATTGTAACATAAAATTAACAAAAAAGCCTAATAAAGCATATAAAATTATACCAAAAATAATGTATTTGGTGGGAAAGGTAAAGAAGTTATTAGTGCCAATATTTTTTTCTAATTTAAATAAATATTGGGCAGATATTTCAAGTGAAACAACAACAATAATAATTAATAAAAAGGATAGATTATAATATAATTTATTCATATATAAATATAATATATATAATAAGTTATATATAATAAGTTATATTATATAGTTTTTTTGTACTGATCAACGATAGTTTCTACATTTTTTTTTTTAAAATCGCTCCAAGAAAAATTTATATATCGATTATTATTATTTTGTAGTGCATCAGAATCATTATATATATTAAAAAATAAAGTATTATAATTTAAAGAATCATTAATATATTTGTATTCAAGATTAAGATCATTATTATATAGATTAATAGAAATGTCGAAATCGATGATAATATTATCTATATAATTATTTGAATTGGGGTAATATAGAGAAATATTAGATATATCAATATCATTAATAACAATTTTTTCATCTAAAACTTTACATGGAATATTGTTAATATCATGAGAATGAATGTCGTAGTTTAGATTAAAATTAACGATAGAATTTTTGTAATAATTATAAAAACCGGAATAAAGGATATGTTTATTAGTTTTTATAATATTTAAAAAATCAGATATAGTTCCTTTATATTTATATATATTATATTCATTTTTTTTCTGTGTAACGATATTATCTAGATTAGTGTTATTAGTGTTATTAGTGTTATTAGTGTTATTAGTGTTATTAGTGTTATTAGTGTTATTAGTGTTATTAGTGTTATTTTTTTTTTTAGAATAGAAAACAGAAAGTTTATCTTTATCTTTATCTTTATCTTTATCTTTGTCTTTGTCTTTGTCTTTGTCTTTGTCTTTGTCTTTGTCTTTATCTAAATAAAGTTTATTTCTGTAATCTATATCATTAGTATTATCTTTGTGTATGTATTTGGTATTATAATATATGGTGTATAATCTAGAAACAGTTTCTAAGTTTTCATAAGACATTATGGATTGGTTGTTAGTATAATAATAAAAACAATTATTAGAATAATTATAATACATAATTACATAACCTTTTGGTGTAAGTTCAATAATATATTTATCATTTAAGGTATTATAAAAATCGTCATTAATAAAATTATCAGACAAATCATCGTATAATTCGACAGCTTTATAAACGTAAGATATATAATTATATTCATTGGGGCAATCAAGTATTAATTTATGGAATTTATTTTTCGTGTTAACATAATTATTAACGATATAGAGAAAGATAAAGAAAAACAGTGAGGATATAGTGAATAGGTTATAAAAGATTGATAAATTAAGGTTATTATTAAGGTTATTATTAAGGTTATTATTAAGGTTATTATTAAGGTTATTATTAAGAATATCGTGAAGATTATATTTTGTATAATTAGAAAAATCAATTAAGTGATAGTAGCAAGAGTGGTCGATATCGCAGAAAACAATAGAATAAAATGTAAAAGATAGATTATGTGTTATTAAATAATCGTGAGACATAATATATTTTAATAAATAAAATATATAAACTTTTAAATAATAATAATAATAATTATGTATATTTAAGAAATAATTAAATATTAGTAAAAGAATATATAAATAAGAGTTAAAGTGGTGCGTATATATAAATGAGAGTAAAGATACAAAGAAGATGTAAATATGGGATATAGTATTAAAATATATGTAAAATAAAAAATATAAATTAATATAAATTAATATATGATTAATGAATAATTTCAACATTACATTATTGATTAATTTAAAAAAAGTTAATAATATAGATAATATAACTAGTTTAATAGTAGATTCTTGTTATAATTACAATGCTTCATATTTTTATATAGATCATGAGTTAGTGGGTATAAATAAATATATATTAAAAAACAATAGAATTATAAATATAATATTTGTGGCAGAGGATGATTTATACAATTTTATAAAATTTATTAAAACACAAAATTATATAGAAATAGAATCGATATATGATTATGATGATATATTGTATTATTCAAAAAATTATATAAAAAATATAAATAATATAAATAATATAGATAATATAGATAATATAGATAATATAGATAATATTAGAAAAATAGAAAAATTAAAAAAAGAATATAGTAAAATATATACAATCTTATCGATATCACATATAAAAAGTGGTTAAATAAAAATATAAAAATGAAATAAATTATAAATAAAAGATATAATTAAATATATTTAATAACAAATATTTAATTATAAATATTTATTAAATGTCGGATAAAACATTAAACATTTATATACCGGAATTTATAAAAATATTAGATAAATTATCAGATTATATGAAGAAAAAGGGTGAAATATTTAGAGCCAATGCATATGTTAAAGCGGCAACAGCATTATCACAGATAAAAACCCCAATAAAAGATATAGATAGTTTAAAAAAAATACCTAATATAGGTAAAACTATTATAGAAAAATTCAATGAATATATAGAAACAGGTAAAGTAAAGGCATTAGAGAACGAGATAAACGATCCAACAGTAATTTTCACAAATATATATGGTATAGGGCCAAAGCGTGCGAAAGAATTAATAGATAAAAATATTACATCTATAGAAGAGTTAGAAAAACCAGAAAACAAAAAATTATTAAATGATAAACAATTGATAGGTTTAAAATATTATAAGCCTCTTTTAGAACGTATACCAAGAGAAGAAATAGAAAAATTTAAGTTTACTTTTAATAAAATATTTAATTTATCTTGTAAGCAATTAAATTTTTCATTAGAGAAAACCAAGTTTGAAATAGTGGGAAGTTATAGACGAGGAGCAGAAAATTCAGGAGATATAGATGTTATAATAACATCATATGATAATATAAGCATTTACAATAAATTTTTAGATAATTTAATTGAAAACAAAATATTAATAGAGATACTTTCTCGTGGTGATAAAAAGAGTTTGACAATTGGTAAATTACCGAATGATAAAAAGGAATATATTCCACGTAGAATAGATTTTCTATATGCACCACCAAGTGAATATGCATTTGCGGTATTATATTTTACAGGGTCAAAAGATTTTAATACAAGAATGAGGCAATATGCATTAGAAAATAATTTAACATTAAATGAACATGGTATACATAAAATAGATAAAATAACAAAAGTGAAGGGAGAGAAAATAGAAAAAGAATTTAATGTAGAAGAAGATATATTTGATTATTTAAATTTGGAATATAAAAAGCCGGAAGAGAGGAAGGATGAAACTTCTATAATTATAAAATCAAAAGACAGAGACAAAGATAAAGACACAGACACAGATAAAGACACAGACACAGATAAAGATAAAGACAAAGATAAAGATAAAGACAAAGATAAAGATAAAGACACAGATAAAGATAAAGATAAAGAAGAGAAGATAAAAATAAAGATATCAAAAAAAAAAATAAATGAAATAAAAAATAAGGTATCAAAGAACACATCATTAAAAAGTTATCCAAAAATTCAAGAAAAAACAACGGATAAAAACATAGAGAAATTTAAAGATGGAGGTATTATAATATTGGATTCTTTATCGGAAGAAGAATTAACAAAAATGTTAAAAAAAGCCATAGATACATATTATTGTGAATCAGATATAGGTATAAAATCGAGTCAAGAAGAATTATTATCAGATAATCAATATGATATTTTAAGAGAATACATATTGAAAAAATATCCAAATAATAAAATAGCACAAGAACAACATCAGCATTGTGCTATAGAAAAAAACAAAGTAAAATTACCATATACAATGATGTCAATGGATAAGATAAAGCCGGATACAAAAGCATTAGAACAATATATAAAAAAATTCAAAGAGCCATATGTTATATCATGTAAATTAGATGGGATAAGTGCATTATATACAACAGAAATGGGTATAGCAAAGTTATATACGAGAGGAAATGGTTATTATGGTCAATCGATAGATCATTTAATAAGATATTTAAAATTGCCAAAATATGATAAAGAGAATAATATAACAATAAGAGGTGAATTAATAATAAAAGAGGAAACATTTAAAGAAAAATATGGTAAGACATATGCGAATTCAAGAAATTTTGTAGCTGGATTAGTGAATCAGAAATATTTGACAGAAGAAAAAATAGAGATGATAAAAGATATAGATTTTGTAGGGTATGAAGTTATATTTCCGAGAAACAAAAAAGCATCAGAGCAGTTTAATTATTTAAAATCGTTAGATAAAGAATTGATAGTGGTAGAACATATAGTAGATATAAGGGAAAAGCAGTTAACAAATCAATTTTTATCAGAAAAACTTTTAGAGTTAAGAGAAAAATATGAATATACAATAGATGGTATTATAGTATCAGATGATAATATTTATGAAAGAAAAGATAAAAATCCAGAAAATGCTTTTGCGTTTAAAATGATATTATCAGAACAGATAGCGGAAGCGAAAGTGATAGATGTATTATGGGCGGCATCAAAAGATGGTTTATTAAAACCGAGGGTGAAGATAGAGCCGGTGGTATTAGGTGGAACAACAATAAATTATGCCACAGGATTTAATGCAAAATTTATAGTAGATAATAATATAGGATTAGGTGCAATTATAAAAATAGTTAGGAGTGGGGATGTGATACCTCATATAAAAGAGGTATCTGTTGGGGCGCAAAAACCATTAATGCCAAACGAAGAATATATATGGAATGAAACGAAGGTAGATATTTTGTTAAAAAATGTGGAAGATAATATGGTTATAAAAATAAAAAAAATAACAAAATTCTTTAAAGATTTAGAGGTGCAGGGATTAGGAGAGGCAAATATAAAAAAGATAATAGAATCGGAATCGAAGCCAGATACGATAGCAAAAATACTTGCAATGACAGAAGAAGATTTTAAAACGGTAGAAAATTTCAAAGAAAAGATGGCGAAAAAGGTTTATACATCTATTAAAACGCAGATAGAAAAGTCATCATTATCAGTTATAGCGGCAGCATCTAATATATTTGGTAGAGGATTTGGTGAAAAAAAGATAGAAACGATATTAAAAAGTAGGCCGGATATAATAACAAGTAAATATACATTAGAAGAAAAAATAGAAATAGTAAAAAACATAGATAGTATAGCTAGTAAGACAGCGAGGCAATTTGTAGGAAAAATTCCAGAATTTGTTGAATTTATGGAAGAGGCAAAGATGATATCAAAATTAGAGTCTAAATCAGAGTCTAAATCAGATTTTGAAGTGAAGAGTGAACATGAATTATATAACAAGAAGGTAGTTATGACAGGATTTAGAGATAAGGATTTATCAGATAAATTAAAACAATTGGGTGTATTAATGGGGGAAACATTAACAAAGAAAACGGATATTTTAATAATAAAACATGAGGGGGATGTATCGGAGAAGGTAATAAAAGCACAAAAATATAATATAACAATAATAACGTTAGAAAAATTTAAAGAAAAATATATGACATAAGAATAATATATAAATGACGGTAGTATCCACCCATAAAATAAAATTGATTTGTATAATAGTATAATAGTATAATAGTATAAAAGCAAGAGAGGAATAAAGAAGAATATAAATATATAAATATATGAATTATCAAATATATGATTTATTAATTAGTCCAGAATATTTTAAAAACAATAAAAACATAGTAGATTTTATAGAAGTAATGAAGCTAAGTATTTTGTGTAAGATGAGTAACGAGGTTTATAAAAACAATAAATTAATAGAGAAAATTATATCATCGAATAAGTTATCAAAAATTTTAAGAAATATAGAATATTATTCACTAATGATTGAATATTGTCCAGAGTCATCAAATGAACAATTGGAGGTAATGAGGGTATTATCAGAATATTTATTTTTAAATCCTTATAGAAATCCAATTTCATATACCAATATACTAACTGATTATAAGAAAGACAAATTTGATCCATTAACTAGGTTACCATTATTTAAAAAGAATGAATATATAGATAGAATAAAAAATAGAACGAGTTTAATATCAGCACTGAGTCATGCATCTCTGCCGTGTTCTATTAATAAGTTGCATGCAATATATAATTAAATTTTCATTTCATTTTTAATATGATTATATATTTTATTTTTAATACTAATTTGTAGGGTGGTAGTAGAATCATTAGACACACCTAATATTTTTTTCATATAAATAGGGTACAATTCGCTATATTTATCATAATCCATTGTTTTTATTGCATTTGTATTCCAAATGGTAAAAGTATTAAGTATTTTAGAATTAATAATATTAAATAGTTTATATAAGTTATCGTGATCTAAAACAACCCATTTATATTTATTATCATCGTTAGAATTATCATCGTTATAATTATCATCGTTATAATTATCATCATTATAATTATCATCGTTATAATTATCATCGCTAGAATTATCATGATTAGAATTATCATCGTTAGAATTATCATCGTTAGAATTATCATCGTTAGAATTATCATCGTTAGAATTATCATCGTTAGAATTATCATGTGAAGATATATTAATATAACATACTTGGTGTTTTCGTGTAAAAGCTTTAATTGGTATATTAATATTTTGAAGAATTTGTGAGTCTATATATTTAATCAAGATGTTAGTAATGCCGTTTAAGTAGCCATTTTCAAACAATAATTGTAAATCATTGAGATTAATATTAATATTATAAATAAATTGAAATATAGATAAATTAGAGTAGCAATGGGTATTTAGGTACTCGATGATGTTAGTTTTATTTTTAATTGTATCAACATAATTTTTAAGTGTAGAATAATCATTCATTAATTTATCATATTTTAAATTGAGATTAGTTAACATAATAAATAATTCTTTATTGGATGGTTCGTAGGAGTTTTCTTTGAATTCTTGTTTAATTTTATTATTTTGATTAAATTTGTTATTGTGTGTTCTATTGATAGTAGCACATATTAGTATATGTTTATCATATGCATCTTTTCTTATATATTCTTTGTAGCATGTATTACAAATAAATTTAATTTTAGTTTGCATTATAATAGATAAATTTTAGATATATAAAAATATAAAAACCACATCAATTTAATAAAAAATAAATTAGAATAAAAATAAATGTGAATAAAAATAAATTAAAATAAGATTAGAATATATATGGGATATTCGATTGATAGTATTTATACAAAAAACTATAAACTTTTTGAATTGGGAAAAAATCCAAATAGACCAGATATATCTATAAATTATTTTTTAACAGCAGATATATCAGATGTATATTTAGATGAAATAAATGAAGTAATAAATAAGCGTTATTTAAATTCGCGAGCAGATTTTTATTTAAATACGTATAATAATTGTTCAAGAAATGTAAATAAATTTAATAATAATAAAACAACATTTAGACAAAAAGAAACATTATCAATGAGATGCAAATCATGTGAAAATTCATCATCTTCACATAATAATGATTATACACAAAAATTAATACAAAATCAAGTGCGTGTTGCGAGTTCATTATATACAATGAATTTAGCATCATTAACAGGAGGTAATAGTACAAAAAATGTAAAACCATGGAATAATGCGAGTGATCGTGTAATATTAAAGAAGGAGAAGGGTATTGATATAAAACATAATAATTATGATAGATATTTAAATCGTAAAAAGTCAAATAATTTGAGAACAGAACAATTATTAGACCCACCAACAAAACCATTGTATGGTAATAAGGTGCGTAAATTTGGGTTAATAACAATAAATAATTGTAAATTAAATTGTTAGTATTATAAAAAATTGATGAGTATTTATTTTTAATTTATAGAAATAAAAATAAATAGAGAAATAGAGTGATAAAGAAGTGAAATATGTTATTATATCATGGAACTATGATGGAAAATGGATTGTCAATATTAAAACATGGTTTTGATTTTGACAAGTCAAATTCAAATTGGGGGAATACATATGGAAGGGGTATATATTTTACGCCAAATTATGAAACGGCAAAATTTTATGCGGGAGAAAATGGAATAGTGATATCAATAAATATAGATACAATAGAATATCATTTAAATAGATATATATCGCCGAGTACAAGAAAAAAGATAAAGATACCAAAAGATAAGAAATATAATTGTATAGTAAGTTTAGATAAAGATGAATATTTAATTATGCATTTTATATAAAAATAAATAAAAATAAATAAAAATAAATAAAAATAAATAAAAATAAATAAAAATAAATAAAAATAAATAAAAATAAATAAAAATAAATAAAAATAAATAAATAGTTATATATAAAAATGAAATTATTATTTTTTAATAATACGATTTCAAGTAAAGAGATAGAATATGGTATTAATAATAATAAAATATCATATAATTTATTTATAAGATCTACTAGAAAATGTAATAAACCGATGGTTTTTAATGGAAAAAAAAGTTGTTCTTCTTGTAGTGGTAGATAATTAAAAATGTTAGATAAAATATTAATATAATAATAATAATAATATTAATATTTTATATGATGTTTGTAAGAAATAATTTAATAAGTAAACCTATTTTTATGAAGAGTTTAAATAGAGATAGTGTATTAGTTTTAGAAAATACAACATTAATTGATGAAAATAGCAATAAATTTTCAATTATACCGGGTTTTGGGTTAGGTTTTCCTTTAAACATTTTACAATTAGGTTATACATATTTACATTATAATGATAATATTATAACACCGGAGTTATTTTTTTTACAATTTTGTATTGGTATATTTACTTATGGTACAGACCGTTTTTTAGATTCAGAAAATTATGATTTAACAAATAGTACAAAAATTATAAATTTGTCAGATAAAAAAAAGGGATATTATTTGTACTTACAAGACAATAAAATAGTTACATTATCGATAATATTTGTTGCATATATTTTTTTATTAGATGAATTATTAATACAACATGAAAATTTACGAACTATATTTTATATTTTAACGAGTACAATATTTTATAAAAATATTAAACAAAATATAGGAATACTTAAACCGGTATATATAGCAACATTATGGACAGTAGGTACAATTATATTACCATCAATAATATATGAAAATAAATTAAATATATTGAATGATCCAGGTGTTTATACATCAAGTTTTTTTTTGCTTTTTGGATCAAGTAATTTAATGGATATAGAAGATATAGATGAAGATAGAAAAGAAAATATAGAAACAATAGCTGTAGTATATGGTAAAAAAATAAGTCAATACATATCATATTTATCACTAAGCATATCAATGGTTTTAATTTTAGAAAAGATATTAGAATTATATAAGGGGGAAATAATATCACATATATTAATAACTTAAATAAGATAAGATAAAATAAGATAAAATAAGATAAAATAAGATAAGATAAGATAAAATAAGATAAGATAAGATAAAATAAGATAAGATAAGATAAAATAAGATAAAATAAGATAAAATAAGATAAAATATTTATATAAAATATTTAAAAAAATAGATATATACTAATTATATTTAATAGTTTATGGTAGCAATTGGTATTGATTTAGGAACAACATATAGCTGTGTAGCCGTTTGGAAAGAAGGTAAAGTAGAGATAATTGCAAATGATCAAGGTTCAAGAACAACGCCATCTTATGTAGCATTTACAGAATCTGAACGACTAATAGGAATATCAGCAAAAAATCAAGCAGCACAAAATCCAGAAAATACAATTTATGATGCAAAACGTTTAATTGGTCGTGATTTTGCAGATAAAGCTACTCAAAACGATATAAAAAATTTTCCATTTAAAGTAATAGATAAAAAGGGAAAACCGGTTATAGTTGCAAGATATAAAGATGAAGATAAAGAATTTCAACCGGAAGAAATTTCATCAATGGTTTTAATAAAAATGCGTGAAACAGCGGAAGAATATCTAGGTGAAAAAGTAGATAGTGCAGTAATTACTGTTCCAGCATATTTTAATGATTCTCAGCGTCAATCGACAAAAGATGCGGGAAGTATTGCTGGGTTAAATGTATTACGAATTATTAATGAACCAACAGCGGGTGCAATTGCATATGGGTTAGATAAAGCAACAGAATCAAGTGAACGTAATATTTTAATTTATGATCTAGGTGGTGGTACATTTGATGTTACACTGTTAACAATAGATGAGGGAATATTCGAAGTAAAAGCAACAGCAGGAGATACACATTTAGGTGGAGAAGATTTTGATACAATGTTAGTAAAACATTTTATGCAAGAATTCAAGAGAAAACACAAGAAAGATATTAGTGATAATAAGCGTGCAATGAGACGACTAAGAACGGCGTGTGAAAATGCGAAGAAAAATTTATCAGCAACAACACAAGCAACGGTAGAAATAGATAGTTTATATGAAGGAATAGATTATGTAACATCTATTACACGGGCAAGATTTGAGGATTTATGTGCAGAATTATTTAGAAAAACATTTGAACCAGTAGAACAGGTTATAAAAGATTCAGGGGTAAGTAAATCAAATGTGCATGAGATAGTATTAGTGGGTGGTTCAACGCGAATTCCAAAAATCCAGGAACAGTTATCAAATTATTTCAATGGAAAAACATTAAATAAATCTATTAATCCTGATGAAGCGGTGGCGTATGGTGCGGCGGTTCAAGCGGCAATTCTATCGGGAGTTACAGATAGTAAAGTGAATGATTTACTATTATTAGATGTGGCGCCATTATCGTTAGGAGTAGAAACAAGTGGAGGAGTGATGACAAAAATTATTGAAAGAAATAGTACAATTCCAACAAAGAAATCTCAAACATTTAGTACATATAGTGATAATCAGCCAGCTTGTACAGTTCAGGTATTTGAAGGAGAAAGACAATTTACACGAGATAATAATAAGTTAGGTGAATTTACACTACAAGGAATTCCGCCTATGCCGAGAGGAGTGCCGCAAATAGAAATTACATATGATTTAGATGCAAATGGTATTTTAAATGTAACAGCATGTGAAAAATCAACAGGAAAATCGGATAATATTACAGTAACAAATGATAAAGGGCGTTTATCGAAAGATGATATAGAAAAGATGTTAGCAGATGCAGAAAAATTCAAAGAAGAAGATGAACGTCTAAGAGAACAAATAGAAGAACGTAATAGTTATGAGAGTTTAGTATTTCAATTTAAATCTACATTAAATGATGAAAAAACATCACAAGCAATTAGTGAAGAATTAAAAACCGAATTACTTAAAACGGTAGATGAACATGCTTCGTGGTTAGAGAACAATCAGGGGGCAACAAAAGAAGAATATACGGAACGAAAGACAAAATTACAGGAAGAGATGAGGCCGATGCAAGAAGAATTAATGAAGGGTATGTCACAAGGTATGCCTGATGGTATGCCGGGTGGTATGCCGGGTGGTATGCCGGGTGGTATGCCGGGTGGTATGCCGGGTGGTATGCCGGATGGTATGTCAGAAGAGACATCAAAATATAGTAAAGAAGAAAAGACAAATTATGCGGGTCCAAGTATTGAAGAGGTAGATTAGATAGAATTAATAATGATAATAATAAAAATTAAATGAATTAGGTTAAGTTTATAATTTAAAAGTATAATTAAATTATAAATTAATAAATGACAGAACAAAATATAAAGTTAAATATAGATAAAAAAACAGGTGTTAAAACATTAATATATGAATTATTTTCAGGAGTAGGGTTATGTAATCAATTATTTTCATTAGAAACAGCTATATATCTGGCAAATATTAGTAATCGTAAATTAATATTACTTATAAAAAATCCATTATGTCATTGTGGTAAAAGTAGTTGGGATTATGGGTATTTATTAAATTTTTTTACGAATGAGTTTTTACAATATTTACCAAATGGATTTGATGTATATTATAAAAGTACACCAAAAGATATTTTAGATATAATTAATAATAAAAATAAGACACATCAATTTAAATATTGTGAAAAATTTTCAAATTTAGTATTTATAGACAAGGACTTGGATACAGATGAAAATTCTAATAATATTAAAGATTTTTGTCATTATAGAAAAAAGGAGTATTTACAATTTGATGAGTTGAGTGAATTTGAATATTTTTATATAAATCAAACAAATGCTTCGAGGTGTTTTTATAATTTTTATACAACAAATGAAAACTATAATTTAATGTATAAAATATGTTGTTCATTAAAATTTATAGATTTTTTTTATAAATGTTCAGAAAAAATATATAGTGGTTTAAATAATAAAAATAATAATTATAATATTTTTATACATTGTAGATTTGGAGATTTACATAGAGATAAAGAATTTATAGAAAGATATAATAATGATATGATTAAAAATATTTCAAATTTTTATGATGGACATAGAACAAATTTAATAACTCCAAATATGTATTTATTATATGATAATAAAAATAATTCAAATTTCTTTGAGAAAATAAAAAAATACAATCCGATATCAGTAGAAAACTTAACAAAAAATTATATTGAAACTTATTTAAATAATAACAAAATGTTATATAATAATATAATAAATATAAAAAATTATGAAGTGGCAAATGCTATTATTGAAATGATATTATGTTTAAAATCAGATGAATTTATAGGTACAGTTACTAGTACATTTTCACATTATATTCAATTTTTAAGATATCAAATTAATAAAAGTTATTATAATTATTCAAATATTAATAAATCTAATGTGGAATTTTGTAGGTTGCAAGAAATAAAAAAATCAAATATACCCTGGATTAAATATGAATACAATGGTGGTCATCCAGTATCATGGCATATATTTTGGGATTTAAATCAAAATCAAAATCAAAATCAAACATTATTTACTATAACTGGTAAAACAGATGGTTTTGGTTCTCAATTACAGGCATGTTTTTCATTAATTGCTTATAGTTATTATAAAAATTATACTTATATTCATACACCAATGTATAGAATGCATCATAATGATGAAAATATGAAAAATTTTGCAAATTATATGAATGAATTTATAAATTTTGAATATAAATTTAAAACAATTAATGAAATTTCAAATTATGAAACTTCTATTTTAAATGAAGTAAAAGAGGGATTTTTTGTGCATGGTTCATTAAATCCAGAATATTTTTATAATAAATTTGTATTAAATCTGTTGAGAGAAATTTATTATTCAAATTTTAAACCTAATATTGCAAGTTATGATAATACAAAAAAAAATATAGCAATTCATATAAGACGTGGTGATGTAAATCGTGAAAAATATCCAAGTAGATTTATTTCTAATGAAATTTATATAGATTTAATAAAAAAGATAGATTTATCAAATAGTTTAATTCATATATTTTCAGAAGGTAATTCAGAAGATTTTAAAGATATTATTGAATCATTTCCAGAAAATAAATTTATATTACATTTAAATGAAAATATTCAATTAACATTTCATCATATGGTAAAAGCTGATATACTTGTTATCAGTAAAAGTTCATTTTCATATTGTGCTGGATTATTAAATGAAAATACAGTAATTGCTAATTTAATAACTTCATGGTGGCATAAACCATTAAAACAGTGGAAAAAAATATAAATAATATTATATTTAAAACAATTAAAAATTTATCTTAAATATAATATAAAAATGAAGATATTTTATGTTTGTTCTTGGGGGGGTTGTGGTTCAAAATTATTATGTAGATATTTAAAAAAATTCGGCAAAGCTATACATATTCATGATCCTAATCCACCAAATATATTAGAATATATTGGTTTTAAAAATAATTCTTGGGGATGGTGTCCTATTGATTTACCTGATTATCAAAAAAAATATAAGAATATTTGTAATAGAGGATTAGAATGGTTTAATGAAGTACAAATATTTAATAATGATAAAAATGAATATTTTGTAATTTTTTTATATAGAAACCCAGTTTATAGTATTAAAAGTCGTTTTTGGGCACCAAATCATTTACAAAATATAAAATCGCCTATAGTATCTATAGATAGTGTCTGTAATCAAAAAACCGATTTATTTAATATAGAAAATTTTTATAACAATTATATGGAAAAAAAAGATAAAAATTATAAAATTTATGCAATTAAATATGAAGAATTATTTGACAAAATAGAAGAACTTGATTTACTATTTAATATTAATCATAACAAAAAAATAAAATTAGAGGCAAGATTGGAAACAGATAAAGGAGAGAAATATATTAATGATCTTACAGATATTTATTCAAATTTAATAAGTAAAATAGATAAGAATAAATTTATAGAAATTATATAAATGAATATATTTAAAATATTAGAAAAAGGTATAATATGTAAGTTCATAAAATGTAATCAAGATGATATAACAGTAACATTCTTTAATGAAATAAAAAAAAAATATTTAAATTATGAAATAAAATCTGTTCCAAAAATAATACATTTTATTTGGATAGGATCAATAATTCCTGACAAATATATAAATAATTTAAATAGTTATGTTAATAATAATCCTGAATATAAAATTAATTTATGGGTTGATAGAAATTATGAATTTAGTATGAATAGGGTAGAAATAATTAATATTAATTCTATTGACATAATAAACAAACATGAATTAAATATGGTTGATAATTATGGAGCAAAGGCTGATATACTTAGGTTAGAAATATTATATAAATATGGCGGTATTTATTCAGACATTGATAGTAAATCATTAAAAAAATTTGATGAAAAATTTTTAAAAGATACAGTAACATACATTGAATCTGGTTGGAATAATTTATCAAATGCATTTTTGTGTTTTTCAAAAGAAAATATATTTATAAGATATTGTATAGAATGTTTACCATACTCCTATAATATATTTTTACAAAATACATTAGATTGGCATTTCTTTACTGGACCAACATTTATTACAACCTGTTTTTATTATTTTAATAATAGTAAAATTTCTTTGATACATCAATCGGAATTAATATATTCAAATAATGGTTATACAGTGCATACAAATGATGCTAATTGGAAAAAGCCTATGGCTGAAATCAAACCTAAAATAGATATCAAACCTAAATTTGATAAAAGTAAATTTAATATTATAAGTTTAGGATCAGCATGTTGTATGGTTCAAAATATACACGACAATATATACAGTAAATTGGGACCTTTATATAGACAACCAGATAACGCAAGTAATTTTTTTGATTGGTTAATTACAGATTTTAAATTTATTACATATGTATTTGAAAATTTGATCTTTAATGATGATAGTTTTTTGATTGTAGATAATTTTACTTTTGAAAATATTAATGCTTCATCCGAAAAACTACATGGTGGTTGGTCAAATGTTTATAGAAAAGTAGAATTCAAAGAAAAAAATATAGGTTCTATGATTTCTTTACATGATGTTAAAAAAGAAAGTAATGAGATACCAATGGAATTTATAGAAAAGTATAAACGAAGATTTGAGAGATTGTATGATAAAATAAAAAATCATAATACAATCTATTTAATGCATTGTTTTGATTTTCAGTGGTTAAAACCATATTTCCCATTAGTTAGTGAAATAGAGAAAATATTTGAAACATGTAAAATTATTAATCCATTATGTCACGTTAAAATATATTTTTTTATACATCCAAATTATCACAATAATAAAGTTTTTAAAGATTATAAATATATTGATAATGTTGAATTATGTTTTTTAGAAAATAAAGGTTTTCATTCAGATTGGAAAGCTAATAATTTAACATTTGATAAATTTTTACAATTTTAATATAATATATATATAATGCAAAATTTTATTCAACAACATAATAAGAAACTTAGTTATCTAAAATACCGTATAGGAGATTCTATACGTAACCAATTAAAAGATTATCCAGATAACTCTATTGTTGATTTATATTATAAAAATTTGTAAAATCTGATTTCTTTAAATTTTTTAATAAATTTTTAACAACTAATAAGTGATTATTATTATTTAAATAATCAAATGCATAATGGGATAATTTGCCTTTTAATATAGCACCTGTTTCACCGTGTGTTCTAACCAACTTTCCAATATGATTTATTTTTTTAACATAAGCTATTCTAACACTTCTTTTATCATTATGTTTTTGTTTTATATTAAATTTATAATCACTTTTCTGATAATACCATTCATGTTCCCCTGCGTTATTTTTGTTATTTTTATTAACTTCTTCAAGATTTGAAATTAAATATTCTCTATTATAAATTGTATCATGATGCATAATTGGCCAGTTGCAATTACCAGCCCAAGCTATTGTTATATCATTATCTTGATAAATTATATCATTATCAGAATTAATATTTCCATATTTATCTAATTTTAAAGCATCAATATTATAATTTTCCATAACTTTTAATATTTTATTTAAACTATGTTTTTCAATATATTCTTCAACAAACCAATGATCTTCCTGAACCAAAAAGATGTATTTATTTGGAATTTGTAATAATGTTTTGTTTAGTCTTGCTACAAAATTAGTTTCTTCAACATTATCTATAATAATATTACTTATATTACCTTTTAATCTAGAATATGTATTTGAATAATAAACAGGAGATTTCCATATCTTTATAATATTTTTTTCTATCAAATAAAAGCATAATTCTGAAAATATATGATATTTTTCACACGATATTAGAACTAATGCTAATATATCATTATTTAAATCAGTATTGTTTAAATTTGAAGGAACGCAAGAAAATAAACTATACTTATTAATTATATCGTTAATATTATTTTTATCATACTTATTAACCATTGATTTTAAAATAATATTATATTTTTTAATTTCATCTTGTGAATATTCTTCTATTTTATTATGATCATTAGCTGATTTTAACAAAGTTGATAAACCAAAATTTTGTCTACAAATATAAGTATTTTTTAATTTAAATCTTCTATCAACGATTGAACATAAATATCCATCTGCAGCTGATTTTAATGGAAAAATATTAGTAAATAATTCATTAGCCGCTTTATTATTTATTGCATAACATCCTGTATCACTACACATTCCTCCATTAAAACCGCAAAAAACAAAAGATGAATTAATATTTGGATGATTATGACGAATTTTTCTAGAGTTGGCAAAATATAAAAGTTCCCAATTATCTGGAATATCATTTACAATATTATTAAATACATTATTAATTTCTTTTGAAAAAATAAAATCATCTTCAAGAATTAAACATTTTTGAAAACTATTTTTTACAATATCTTCGTATACCAGAAAATGTCCTAACGCACAAGCAATTCTCCCATTATAATTTACCAAATCGTTATGACCTCTATTATTACACCAACATTTATATCCATTTGGCGAAGGGAGAGGTTCAGGCTTATCATTTATTCTAATATTTTTGCAGTTGCTATTACCTGGATAAGCAATAAGTTCATTTTTTATAAGTGCATTTTTATCAATAGTATTTTTATTTATTGCATCAATAATTGTAACATTATTTTTTTCTCCTATATATTTTTGTATCTGTTCTATAATTAATTTTTTTCTATCTAATAATTCATTTAAATGAATAATATATATCTGATCAAAATATTCACTAATATTCGTTTTATTATCTATACATTCTATATCTTTATTATAATTAATATTATTACTAGTTTCTATAACTGTATCCCATTGTTGTGCTTCAGTATAATTTATTTTAAATAACCATACTTCTTTTCTTTTATGATTTATTCCACCTTTAAAATCTATAGCCATATTATTTTGTTGATTTATTAAAAACCCACCTTGTTTAAAGAGCCATGTATTTTTATTATTTTCACTTAATATTAAATCGCAATTATTATCTATATCTAGAAATTTATTATTTAATAAATTAATTAATCTATTATTTTCATCTAATTTCCATAATTGACTCTTTTCTTGTGTAAAAATATTTAATTTTATTTTACCATCTATAAAGTCCAAGTATAATTCTTTGTATTTTGATTTAATTTTAAAAATTATATTTATTTCGGGATTTACTGATTTAACATTAGCTTTTTCTACTATTAAATCATCATTTAATGTGTATTGTTTTCCTATAAAATCTGGTACACTTGGTATTAATATATCACTTGAATATACTCTACGTCCATCTTTTGAAATGTGTGCCATCATATCATTCTTTAATAAATTCCACAATTTATCATTTAAAAAAATTTGATCAACATTATATGGTCTCTCTTTATAATAAACCGATAATTCTTTTATTATTTGACTAACCGTCTTAAATTTATATTTTTCATGAAATAATTTATTATTTATTCCAAACATACCTCCCATAATATAATTAAAATGACATCTGTGATCTCTTATTGAATGTAATGTTTTACCAGAATTTATCCATTCATCTACTATTTTAGCTTCTCTTGCACTTAATCTAGAATCTGCATCTCTTGACAACCATATATCTACATTTTTATCATCTAAAGGATACCATCTCCAAAACATTCCTTCCCAATTTAATTTATTTTCTCCAATATTTTCACATAAGATACATATTGCATGTAATTCTTTATACTCATTTATATAGTTTTCAGGTACAGTATTATTATGATATATTCTAACTTCCCAATCTGAAAAATGTTGTTTTGCTAATTTAATATTCTCTTTCATACCAATTATATATGTTGCTTTACTACCATATAAAGAAAAACTTATAACTTTTTTCATGTATAATTAATTAATATAATTAATTATAAATATATACTTATTTAAATATATACTTATTTAAATATATACTTATTTAAATATATACTTATTTAAATATATACTTATTTAAATATATACTTATTTAATAATTTTGTCCTTCTCCATGTCCAGAGTCCCAATATAATAATGGTTCTTCTATATAAATACAATCAGTATGTTCTATCACTCTTTTCCAATATTCATAATCAGGGGCCCACAACTGATTACTGAAATGTCCCACTTTATCTATAATACTTTTTTCTATCATTACACTTGATGCTATACAACAATTATGAACATCAATAAATTCTTTATTCCAAATTAATGGAAAACCATTTTTCATTAATTCTCCTTTACCTTTTCTATTAAAAATAGATTTTATAGTATTTTGATATTTTTCTTTATTATAAATTTTATATTTTTTAGTTTTATCATATATACCATTTCCAAAATATCCATCAGTACAACTCATTAAACATCCGGATGTTTTCATCATTTCTATTTGTTTTTCTAACTTATCATGCATCCAATAATCATCGTCATCAACAAATGCTATATATTTTCCACTTGCTATCTTCATACCAATTGACCTCTGAAACCCGCCAGGAGAAGCATGTCCAAATCTAGCTTTACTATTCTTATCTAAATGTATAACAATACATCCTTCAAATTTTGTTTTATAATATTCTTCTTGTGTAGAACAATCGTTTACAATAATAATTTCAATATTTTTATAAGTTTGATTTTTTACACTTTCTATAGTATTACATAAATATTTAAATCTGTTATAAGTTGGTATTATTATGCTTATTAAATCCATATTATTTAAATAATTTTATAATATTTAAATAATTTTATAATATTTAAATAATTTTATAATATTTAACTAATTAAATTTCAAACTTTTATATGGTCTCTACTACAATAATGTAATAGCACAACATTATAATATTCATGTTGAAGTGGTTCTCTATAATGTATATGATCTGTTCCATTAAATATCATTAGTCCGTTTTCTTTACAATCTACTGCTAGACACTCTTCTTTTGGTGGAGTAAAATTATATCTACCCTTATATTTAACTGGTTGTTTTTCTTTATGTAGATAAATATTCCAAGTTGTATCAGGTGGTTTTCCTATTATATATGAGCAAGTAAATTCACATTCAGGGCGATCTGTATGTGCTGGTAAATTTGCTCCTTTTACATATGCAGATATATAAGTGTATGTTGCCTTCATTTTTCTTCCAACTATTTTCTCTATAAGTGGTAAAAATTCTAAATGAAGTAGTCGTGTAATTATTTCATCTATAATTTTATATCTTTGAGATTGACGATCTCCAAATGGATATACTCCATTTTTTATATTAGTTTTAAAATATTCATCTATTATCTTATGTATTTGTGAAGTGATAACATTTTCTACTACAACTGGATTATATTCATCAATAAAATATTCTTTTTTCAAATTAGCAGGATTCAAAAAATCATTATTTAGATTATCTCTCAAATTTTTTATTTTAGATAGTGTACTACTTACATAATCTATAGGTGCTTTATTTACTAAGTTAAAACCAGGTATCTTTGAATTTTTAAATAGATTATGTGTATATATTATATTAATTAATTCTTCATTTGATAAATTGGATATTATTTGTTCATTTTCATTAACTTTATTAACTTGATTAACTTGATTAACTTGATTTTCATCATATATTTTTAAAACAGTATTATTTACTTTATTCTTCTCTCTTACATAAATATTAAACAATATTATCCCAGTTTTATCTTGTTTATCAAGTTGATATGGTGAATAACTTTTTATCATCATCTCATCTCTTTTATTTGTATTATTAAAACAATTTTTATAGTAAATAATATCTCCCGGATTACAATAATGTTTTATATTTAGTTTTGAGAAATTAACAATAGTTGGTGTAATAAAACCAGTTATTGTAAGTAATCTTTGGCCTAAAATTTTTGTATATTCAATACCTTTTTTGCTAGTTAAATCATAAGCATCTAAATGACAACCGTGAATAATATTAGGTTTATATTTAGTTATACATATATTTTCAAAATATGTGGTATGAATATTTACCAATTTACTAATTTTATTTATTATTTCGGGAATGTGGTTATTTGATAGCCAGACAACAGACTTATCTTTATCGGTAAATTTACAATTAATAATAATATTGGTAATATCATTAATATTTAATATTTTTTCATATTTATCTATTTTATTATCTATTTTATGATTAAAATTATTGACAATATTATAACTAGATTCTTTTATATTTTCATCTAATTCTATATTAGAAACTATATTATTTAAATCATTAATTGTATATTTTTCGTTAAAATTAGGTAATATATTATTTGCATTAGGTTCATTCAATATCTTATGTATATTTAATTCATTAGATATGTTACTTTTATATGGATAATCATATAGTATTTTTCTAGATTTTTCACGAAACCATAAATTAAATGCCCATTTTTCTCCTTCTATTACTGGCATACCAGCATGTTCACTAAGAGGATGTCTAATATTACTATTATCATAAACATTATAAAATACTAATATTTTACCAGTTTCAGGTTCTATTTGTTTATTTAGTTGTGTAAATCGTGTAGCACCACCTTTATCAACATTATTTAAATAAACTAATGCAGTAACCATTCTTTGACCACCATATTTCATATTTCTTCTAGATTTTTCACTACCATCAAAACACCAAGAATCATAATGTTGTCTATATTCTTGTTCTTTATCATAATATATAACTTGAAATGCTTCAGCATTTTCTATGGGTATATTTACCAAATTAGCTATATCATTGGCTACTTGTGATGTAATATTATTATAATCATGTTTAATCCAGCAATTCATTCCACTTCTTCCTTTAGAAACATAACCTTCTTTTTGGCCAGATACAAGAGATGGTTGAATTTTATTTTTAGATATATTTATAAAATGTTGACATTGTTCTTGTGTAATAAAATCATTTATAGTATAAATAGTTGGATTATTACAAATTTCATTTTTAAATAATTCCTGGATCATTAGTATAATTATAATAAATAGATTAGTATTTAATTAAAAAAAATTGATTTATATTAATATAAATAATTAATATATATAATATACATTTTATAGATTTTATTATAAAACCATTATGGATTGTGTACTCAATAAAATTTTCACAGAAGATATCACATGTTTAATAATTGAATATGCAAAAGAAGCGTATAATAAAGACCGTGAAAATTTATATTCATTAATTTACACCGAAAAACCTAATGAAAATTATAAAATACTTAAGTACAAATATAATTATAAAACTAAAGCAGATGATGTATTAAACGAGGTAATAAGATTAATAAATAATAATCTATTAGATATAAATACACAAGATAAAATTTATAAATATTTGATGGCAATTGAAATAATTAACTATATTGATATACAATATGATAATATGTATTATGTTAATACAGAAAATCGACATACAAGAAAATCAATATTTAAATTAATAGGTAAAGAAAAGGATTCATATTTCAATATAAATATAGGAGAAACCCCAATATATAAAGAACATGAAAAATTTTGTTGGAATAAAAGAAATAGAAAATCGTGGATATTTTGGTAAAATAAAATAAAATAAAATAAAATAAAATAAAATAAAATAAAATAAAATAAAATAAAAATAAAAT